TCCTTTTGGTTTGCGACCCGTAGGAACTTTGGGAGGCGAATACACTGGTGGTTTTCGTCAATACCCAATCCTATCCTCGTACTCCACAAGGATTTGTATGGGAGATATCGTCAAGTTAGTTGACGGTGGTTCCACAACTACCATCGAGAAAGATACAGGCACAAGCGCAGCTACGCCAATCGGTATTTTTCTAGGATGTCGTTTCATCGATGTAAGCACCAGTCAGCTTACATTTTCACAACAATGGTCTGGCGCAGCTCATACCGAAGGTATGGCTTACGTTGCTGATGATCCAAACATTCTTTTTGCTATACAAGCAGACGGAACAGTAAATGATGATGATTTAGGAGCTAACGTAGAGTTAGAGCAAACAGCATCAAGTGCTACGTTTGGTATCTCTCGTGTTAGTCTCGACATTAGCACGACAGCTACAACAGCTTCACTCCCTGTGAGGATAGTAGATTTTCTTGGAGGTCACGATGGTGACGAAAGAGGAACAAGCTTTCCAATCATGGTCTGTAAGTTTAACACAGGTCATCAATTAGGTGTCGGTGTCGTATCAGGCGCAGCACCAGGAGGAGGCTAATCATGGCGGTTATGAGTAGAGCAAATCTCTTAAAAGAGTTACTACCAGGTCTAAACGCACTGTTTGGATTGGAGTATGACGGCTATGAGAATGAACACGCTGAGATTTACGAAACTGAAAACTCCGATAGAAGTTTTGAGGAAGAGGTAAAGCTCTCAGGGTTCGGTGCAGCTCCTGTTAAGCAGGAAGGTGCATCCATCTCCTACGACTCAGCACAAGAGTCATTCACTGCTCGTTTTAACCACGAGACAGTGGCTATGGGTTTCTCTATTACAGAGGAAGCTATGGAAGACAATTTGTATGACAGCTTATCTGCACGTTATACAAAGGCTCTTGCTAGAGCGATGGCTTACACAAAACAAACAAAAGCAGCGTCACTTCTAAACACTGGTTTTGATACATTCACCTCTGGTGATGGAGCGTTTCTATTTAGTGCCTCCCACGGTACTGTGGCAGGTGGTAACAACAGAAACCAACCATCAACAGCGGCTGACCTCAACGAAACATCTCTTGAGCAGGCAGTGATCGACATTGCGGCTTTTGTGGATGAGAGAGGTCTATTGATTGCAGCGAAACCTAGGAAGCTGATTGTTCCTCCTGCATTGATGTTTACAGCAACTAGATTGTTGCAAACAGATATGAGAGTAGGAACTGCTGATAATGACATTAACGCTATCAAGTCTAATGGGTCTATCCCAGAGGGCTATAGAGTTAATCATTATCTAACAGATAGCGATGCTTTCTTTATAATCACAGATGTTCCAAACGGAATGAAGCATTTCGTTAGAACTCCTATGGCTACTGGCATGGACGGTGATTTCAATACTGGAAACGTAAGATACAAAGCGAGAGAGAGATACTCTTTCGGTGTATCTGATCCACTTGGAATCTATGGTTCAACAGGAGCCGCTTAACTAGCTAACATGGGGGGCAGTAGTTCATGGCTGCCCCTCATCCACATACCTTGACAGCGTAAGCTGACATTTGCCAAGACAAGGAGATTAATATGGGCAACACAACTTTTTCAGGACCAGTTAGGTCCGAAAGCACAATTAAAACAATTAGTAAAAATGCATCTACTGGCACAATCACAGAAGTGATTACTATGGGTGACGCACCAGTTGCATTAGGTGACGAGGATAAAACACTTGATAATGCAACACATAGTGGGAGAGTTCTTGCTGTACCTGCTATAACATCAGATAGAACTATAACTTTACCTGCCCCAGTCGCAGGAGCTACGTTTAAATTTATCTATGCAGGAGCAGCAGAAGAAGCACAAAATCTTATTATCGTCACGCCTGGTAACGCTAACTTTTTCTTAGGAAATGTTCAGCATTTAGATACCAACGCAGATAATGTTGGTGTTTATGCAAACGGCAGTTCTAACTCAAAGTTAACATTAACTGACTTTGGTAGCATGGAAATAAATATAGTAGCTAAAGACAGCACTAATTACTATATTTGGGGTAATGTAGTCTCTGAAGACGTACCTGCTTTTGCTGACCAGTAATAGGGGGATAACATGGCTGATGCAGTAACATCACAAACCCTCTTTGACGGTGACAAACACGTTGTTATGAAATTTACAAACATTTCTGACGGTACGGGTGAGTCAGCAGTCAAGAAGGTTGATGTCAGTGCGTTGAATGCAGATATATATGGCAATACTTGTAGTAGTGTTGCCATAGAGAAAATCTGGTGGCAGTGCATAGGCATGAAGGTTCGGTTGTTTTTTGATGCAACGTCTGACGTATTTATAATAGAGTTAGGTGAAAATCAGAGTGGGTATCATGACTACAGTGAGTTTGGTGGTATAAAAAATAACGCAGGGTCTGGAAAGACGGGCGATATTGATTTTACTACTGTAGGTCACTCTAGTGCTGATACATATACCATCATTCTGAAGATGCGAAAAACATACTAAATTGTTTGACCCAGTAACTATCTCTGCCGCTGTTGCTACAGCGAGTACGGCATTTAATGGAATTAAAAGAGCTTTTGCCGCAGGTAAAGATTTAGAATCCATGTCGCAAGACCTGTCCAGATGGATGGGTGCTGTTAGTGATGTGGATGCAGCTCACAAGTCGGCAAAAAATCCTACAATGTTTCGTAAAGTCTTCAGTGGCGGTACGATAGAACAAGAAGCAATAGAAGCTTTCACAGCAAAAAAGAAACTAGAAGAGCAAAGGTACGAGCTTAAACAGTTCTTAATGTTTACTCATGGCTCTAAAGCGTGGGATGAGCTATTGGCTATGGAAGGTCAAATAAGAAAAAGACGACAGAAAGAGATATATGATAGGAAGATATTTAGAGAAAAGGTCATCAGTATCGTGGCTGTTACTATTGTCGTTGCTATCGGCTCTGTTGTTCTTATCGGGTTCGTCTACACCCTCATGGGATTTGATAGAGGTTGGTGGCAATAACTGCGTAAGAAAGCAGGGAGGTCAGGAGACTTTTGAGTGGTTGTGCGTTGATGATGGAAAAATATATTTAGCTCAATCAGATAACATTAAAAATTGTTTTACCTGTTTTCTTAAAAAGTTTTCTGATTGGACATGGGAACAAGAAATAAGAAAGGGTATGAGAGAAGACCCTAAATATATAACCTGTCGTAGATACAAAAGAAAGAAAGCAAAGAATGGTCAAGAGGTTTGTTTATACAAAGGTGCTAATGATACTTATAGTTTAGTGGTTGAAGGTCACTGCCCTGTAGAGTATCAATGTAAGTATGAGCCAGGCGGAACAGAGCCAAACATAGATAGTGTGGTAGATTCATTAAATGATAGCTTTAAAAATTAAAACATACTATACTGAAAAAGTTACATAGAACTTTTGGAGGAACGATGGCTGTTGTAACACCAGATTTACCAGAGATATTTGAGGAAGCCTTTGAAAGAGCAGGGCTTGAAATGCGTTCTGGTTACGATCTAAAGACAGCCAGAAGAAGCTTTCAGATATTAACATTAGAGTGGCAGAACAGAGGTATTAACCTTTTTACCATAGAGTCTGGAACACTATCGTTGTCAGCAGGAACAGCGACATACACATTGCCAACAGACACAATAGACCTTATAGAGCATACTATAAGAACAGGCACTGGAACATCACAACTGGATACAAACGTAACAAGGATTAGTGTTTCTACCTTTGCCCAGAAGTCTAATAAAAATACGCAAGGAAAGCCTAATCAGATATTTGTGCAGAGGTTAGCAGGATCAACAACCGTGACGTTGCACCCTGTGCCTGATACAACATATACATTGGCATACTTTAGACTAAAGGGAATAGACAGCATAGCGTCTGGAATAACAGGAACAACTACAAACTTTGTACCACCTAGATTTGTTCCCTGTTTAGTATCTGGTTTAGCGTACTACATAGCTATGAAAAGACCAGAGGTAGCAAACAGAGTTGCACCTTTAAAACAAGAGTATGAGTTTCAATTCGAATTAGCGGCAGGAGAGGACACAGAAACAGCGTCTATCAAGTTTGTTCCTCACAATACATTCTTTACGGTGTGATATGGGAAAAGCAGTAGGAAAATACGCATTTGGAATATGCGATAGAACTGGATTCAGATATCCAATAAATGAATTAGTATATGAGTTTAACAACGGCAAGAGAACAGGTCTTCGTGTTGGTAGAGATGTTGCAGATAAAGATCATCCACAAAACTTTGTTGGAAGAATAAAAACAGATGATCCGCAATCACTCAGGGATGCAAGACCAGATAGAACCGAGCCGTTTTTATTACAAGTGGGAGTGGCTCGTTTTGATAACTTTGATGCAAAGATAGAACCAATATTTGCACAAGTTGGAACGGTGTCTATAACAACGAGTTAGATGGCATACTTACAAAGCAATATACCGCACTTCAAATGTTGGGTGAGAAGGGAATATACACACAATCACCAGAAGTATCATGGAGAGTTCTTACACGCTATGGCTATAGCAGTAACGTGTATGCCAAACAGATGTCTTAGTTTTCAGATAATATTTACGGGATGTGAGTCAGATGATACTGACGATCCAAATGTGCATGGTGGAGCTATGTGGGCTAGGATGCCAATTACAGCATTAGTAGCAGATACTCCAGTTGAAGATTGGGCTACGCCCATGCCTGTTCACTTCGCACAGCCGTGGGATTGTTCCTCCCGAACCCATGCTGTATATGTGTTGGATAGAGCAACACCATGCCCCTGGTTAGCAAAGATAGGTGGTGAGTTTTTTCCTGCTAAATATTATTTTACTGTGGACTATACGGATAGTGAGATAGCTGACGATCCTGCGCAACACAAGCAAAGTCATGTTTTAGAGTTATTAGATGCAGGAGAGTGGACTGGTAACATAGTTGCTTTACCTAACAATAGGGTAAGAGTTACACATCCAGCTTGGTTTGAAACAGGGGATGGTCCTCCTGATTTCTTGCCATCACAGCATATACATTACTCAAAGTCAGATTTAGATTATGTCTTGGATGTTAATCAGATTTTTGATAATCTATACGCAGGTAAAAA